CCCAGTAGTAGTAACAAAACTTTCTGAAGATAGTAAGAGATTATATGATACTCAAACTATTCCAGACATCCTTCGCGGAATACAGAATCAAGTAAAGGTTGAGCGGGATTCACGTATTGATAGAAACAGTCTAGCGACTCTACCTCCGATTCTACACCCCGTTGGTCAAGCACCAACAGATTGGGGTCCCGGAAGGATGATACCTTACAGACGTAAAGGAGACTTAGATTTTGCTCCTACTCCACCATCTCCAACTGGTTCTATTGAAATGGAAAAAACAATGGAAGACCAAGCTGATAGATTATGTGGATTAGATGAAGGATCTCAAATATCTCAAGTACGTAAACAATTTTTGGTGGACAAGTTCTTACAGCACAACGCAGAGGTTTTACAGATGTGTTATCGTTGTTTCCAGCGGTTTGGACCGGACTCAGTTTTCTTTAGAGTTACCGGATCGCCAGACCCCGTAGTTTTCAATAAAGGCAACCCCGATGAGAACTACGACATAATCATATCCTATGATGTCCTCAATTCGGATCCAGAAACTCAAGAACAGAAACTCCAACAGTTGGTCCAACTTACGCAACTCGATAGGAGCGGTCGCATTAACATTGACTCTTTACTTGATGCAGCTGCTAATAATATTGACCCGGTGCTCGCTGATCGTATTCTACAACCTACGGAAGCGGCTTTTGAACAAGTTGTAAACCAAGTAACTGATGATTTATCTAAAATATTTGCTGGTATCGAAATGCCAGCACGTCCTAACGGTGCACAAATTGCAATACAAGTTATTGAGCAGTATGTTGGTCAGCCAGATATTGCTGCTCGCTTGCAGTCCGATGAAGCCTTTGCAGCAAGAATACAAAAGTACGCTGCACAATATACCTTCCAAATGCAGCAAGCACAAAATGCTCAAATCGGAAGAGTGGGAACAGAGCCAGCTCAAATGGGTAACATTCAAACACAAGGAGTGTAATATGGAAGATCCAATGGAAGTCCTTATGGGCAAATTGCTACAACAGCCAAAAGTAGACGTTGTTCCAACTGGAGAAACTAGAGAAGCATTTTTAGGAAGTCTCAAACAGACTCAAGAAGAGAAAAACTTTTTTAAGTACGTTGATGCAGCTCGAAAATATTTTGGTAACGATCCAGCTGTATTAGCTGGTCTTAGTGGTAACGCTGCTGTAGAAAGTGCCTACAGCTTTGACCCCGCTCAAAAGCAAATCGGCGGAGGTAAAGGTTATGGAGTTTATCAATTCGATTTTCATAGACCCTATTATAACACATTTCTTAAAGAAAACAACCTTAAAGATAATGTCGATTCTCAAAACAAATATGTTTACGAAAACATTTATGGAGATCTTCAGAATATTGTCGGCGAAGGGAATGCTGAAACTCTTCGTGAAGCATTCAAGAGTGGGGACGCACAACTAATAAACACAACATTTAGAACTAAATTTTTGAAACCCAAAAAGGAAAAAGCTCACTCAGATAGACGTGCAGAAAGAACAGATTTTTATTTTAACAAGTTCACTAAATGAGTTTAGAAACAGACTTACAAGCATTAGGTAATCACGAGCACTTTGCTCGATTCTTAAAAACCGTAGCCGACCTCAGAGAGGAAACAATAGAAGAGCTACATAACGCAAGTAACGAACAGATACAACAAATATCTGGGCGTATACTTACTTACGATCAAATCCTACAAATGTGTGATTGGCGTAATCTGCAAGTACGTTTTGCAGATAGACTTGATAAGTAAGTTATAATACATTTATCGCCATCGCTCGGCGTTAAGGAGTGCAAACATTATGTCAAACGAAATCACAGAGGGAATCGCTGAACCCTCAACAGAAACAACAGCGGTACAGTCAAATATGTCAGCAGCGGATTTTGTAAACCGCCGCTTGGGACAACTAAATCCTACTAAGGAGGAAGAAGCCCCACCAGTTGAAGCAACAGATGAAGTAGTAGAAGAAGTGGAAGTCGAGAGTACTGAAGCTGAAGTCAACGAAGAAGTCGTTGCTGAACAAACTGAAGAAACTGAAGAAGTTGAAGAAACTTCTGAAGAATCAACAGATGTTCTTTCACAGTTAGATCTAGATGAGATGTCCGAAGATGATCTCCGGGAGTTATCCGAAAAGCTTGGAAGCAGAGCTGTAGCTCGATTTGGTGAGTTAACAGCAAAGCGTAAAGCAGCTGAAGCTAAAATTAAAGAGCTGGAATCTAAGTTAAATACTAAAGATCCGCTTAGTTCAGATAAACCAATAGCCGACAATCCTTACAAGTCAGTTGATACACTTGAGGAATTGCAAAGTAAGGCTGAAGAAGTCAATCAAGTTATAGAATGGGCTGAAGATGTACTATTCAATGCAGACGGATACGGACCAGAAGACATCGTTACGGAAGTAGAAGGTAAAGAACTTACCAAGAAAGATATTCGATCAAGCTTATTGCAAGCTCGAAAATCAAGGGATAAATTCTTACCATCTCAACTTAAAGTTCTTCAAGCCAAAGAAAATGGCAAACAGCTGAAGGAAGCTTTTGATGCAAAAGCTTCAGAAGAACTAAAGTGGTTAAAAGGAAACGACAACGATACTCGTAAGAACTATGAGGCAATGATTGCCGACCCAAGATTCAAAGCACTAAAAGAATCGGCGGATCCAGAAATAGGAGCACAGCTCAATTATATTATGGCTCACGCGGCGAATAGTATCTATGGACGTAAGTTAGTTCAAGAGTCAACGAAGTCCGCTTCATTAACACCACCTAAAACAGCTGCATCAGCTGCATCTACATCGGAGAAAACTATGGGAAAGTCCGCTAAGGCACTTAAAAATCTTAGTCAACAGTTTAGACAATCTGGCAATAAGAGTGATTTCATTACTCTCAGAACACTACAAATTAAAAATCGTTAATTAAACTAATTATATAAAATGTCATTCTCAAATACATTCGATACAACATCCCCCGGAAGTGGTGCTTCTAATAGAGAAGACTTGACAGATGTCTTGTCAATTCTTGCTCCAGAAGAAACTCCAATTCTTTCCTCTGCCCAAAAGCAAAAAGCGTCAGCTACATTCGTAGAATGGACAGTTGATAGCTTGGCAGCTCCAGTAACAACTGGTGTCGCTGAAGGTGCAGATATCTCTACATTCACAGACAAGTTCGCTGGTCGTGCTCGTCTTGGTAACTATGTTCAAAAGTTCCGCCGCGATTATATGGTATCAGACCTCCAAGAGGCTGTTGATTCTGTTGGTCCAGCTAAAATTGCTCAAGCAGAAGCTAAAGCAATTCGTGAGCTCAAACGTGACATCGAAGCAAGTATTGCTTCAAACAACGTAAAAGCTCAAGAAAATGGTGCTGGTACAGCGTATCAACTTCAAGGTCTTGGTAAATGGTTAGCTACTGGAGCTACTGGTGATATAGCTGTTGATTCAGATATCCCGGCTGCTTTCAGAACTCCATCAGCAAGTAATCACACAGATGGTGACTTCGGTGAAACATCATTCAATGATCAAATTAGTTCTATCTTCCGCCAAACTGGTTCAACAAACGACCTTATGCTCGTTGCTGACACTAACTTACGCAGAGATATTTCTGACTTTGCTCGCACTGGTTCAACTGGTGATGTTCGCAATGTGAACTACGATGGAATGGGTTCAACAATTAAATTAACTGTTGACTTATATCAATCAGATCACGGTGTAGTTTCAATCGTTAATGCAAATCCGGATTGTATGACTTCTCAGCGTACAACAGACGGAGATGCTGGTTACATCATTAACCCAGAGTATATAGGTATTCACGAGTTAATTCCAATGGGATCAACACGTCTACCTAACTTAGGTGGTGGTGAGCGTGGCTTTGTTGACTGTGCACTTACATTAGGTGTATATCAGCCACAAGCACACGGTAAAATAACTGATCTTGACTAATAAATAGGAGGTAAAATATTATGGCTAAAAACTTACAAAAAGTAAATACACAAGGTGGTATCAATGCTGGTAGTGGTTACACTCACTACGTTGATATTACTGCTTCTGATCTCTCAACTTCTACTGGAGAAGAGTTCTTATACCTTACATTAAATGGATCATTATTTGCTGGCTCTATTCGTAAGGCTGGTATTCTAGTTGTTGAACAGTTTGAAGGCGGAGGTATTACTGACGCTACTATGGCTGTTGGACTAGGTGATGGTTCTACTACAGATGGAGGAGGTACATCATCTAATGGTGACGCTCTTGTTGAAGAAGTTGATATCTTCAAAACTGATTCCAACACTGGTTTAGAGTTCATTAATACCGGTGCTGACCTAGATGACGCTTACGGTAAAACTGTAGCTGCATCTGGAAACGGTGCTGTTCTTGGAATCGCTACTAACGGAACTGGAGCTGGACTTGGTTCAGCTACTAAAGGACGAGCAATCGTATCTTTTGACATCAGTAACGTATCTGGCGGTCAATAAAATAAATTTGGTACGGGGGCGAAAGCCCCCTACCTTTTTTTAATTTAAAACTATTTAAATATTTATGGATATAATTACAGATTTGCCAAAAAATTTTACAGATGATGAAATAAACTCTGCATTTATGCAAGAGATTAAAAATGGTTTTCAATTAGAAAAAGAAACAGAGCAAGGACGAGTAAACGCTGCTGCAAAACAAGCAGCACATTTGAAAGGAACAAATCATCCAGCACTAGGAAGACCAATAGCGACTATGCCGGCTCGTGAATTTTTTAGATTAACCAATAAATACGGACACAAAGAAGTTCATTCAAAAGAATTTTTAAAGTACTATCAGAAACAATTTTCTAATCTCAGCCCTAATAAAATATAATGCAAGAAAAAACTTACACGGACTTATTGTCACTTATAAGATCACTAATAGGTGCTTCTGAGTTAACAACTGATGAGCAAGCTAAAATACTTAACTTCGTAAATCGAAGAGCGTATGAGGCTTACAATACAAGTCCAAGTTGGTCTAGATACGTAGTATCTTCAGAAGCTAGAGATATTAATCAGTACACATTATCGGATGCTACTGCAAGTACAAGTACATTGGTTAATCAGAATTACATATTACTTGGTAGTAACGATGGAAACGTAGGAAAAGAAAACACAAATGTTTATCAAGGTGTAACCAATTCTAATATTATAATATTTAAAAGTAGTGCATCTCAAACTATAGGTGGAGTATCTATAGCCGCAAACTCTTGGATTGTTACAATAGGAAGTGCTACTATACAAGCTGACGGAAGATATAGGGTTGTTAATACAACACCTCAATTTGGTGAATCCGATACAAATAAAAAGAATTTACTAGAAGATGTAGAAGTATTTACCCCAAGATCTGGTTCAGATGTACTAAATGTAGAACGCAAGAATCTTATTCCATACGCCGAAACTGGAGAAAATACTATCGGCGAGTACATTAGAATTCATAGAAAAAAATCATTTCTAAACAAATCAGCTATTGAGTACGACTTTTTTGTGGATTCAGATGGTGCTAATATATTAAACGTAGTAAATAGCAATGATGGTAAAGCGTTTGTCACTTACAAAAAACAAATAACTGAGTTCAGTGATACATCCACCGATATTCCTTTGGAGTTCTTTTATTTCTTAGCTCACGCAGCATTTGCTGATTTCTTGAGACTTGAGTCAAAATACGAAGACGCAAGAACAGAAGAAGCTATTGCTCAAACTTACTTAGCCCAAGAGCTAGAAAAGATTGATTTAAGAAACAACAACAACTCTCTAAATAAAAAATTCTCAACTTACGTCAATCGCCAAAGTAGATAACAGCGTTGACACTTAATGTAAAATACTTCTATGGCAAACTCATACGTAACCAATCTTTATCCTAAACCAGTAAACGGTGTAGCTGATAGACAAGTAACAACATCTAGCACCGCTGGAGACCTATTTGGAAATGGCGGAACAACTGTAGCAGCTGGTAATTCAGCAGCCTTTAACAAATTAACTAGATACATAGTTATGGATGTGCAAGGTGCAGATGTACGTGTAACATTTGATGGATCAACAACTCCTACAGACTCCAAAGGTCATATTCTTTTTTCGGGTCGCTCTTATACTTTTAGTAAGCAAGCTGCTCAAAATTTGAGTATCATTAATGACTCATCTAGCTTAAACGCTACTATTCACGCTTCAGAATTTACTGATTAATTATGTCTTCCGAACTTCTAGGTGCCGCCCAAAATGTGCTCAAGGGCAACCTTGGTGGTGCTTGGGACATTAACAAGGGCTATGCAGACGCGTACACTGATCTAGGGGTAGCCCGTAGATTTGGTGGATCCTCAGTTGCTTACTCATTACGAGACATTGGTGCAATGAATGGACCAGTTGTAAAGGTTCGTAGAGACAGTGATGATACAGAAGAAAATTTTTCAGCCGCTCAAATAACTAGCGGAGCACTAGAAACTTTTGTTCAAGATGGTGCTACATATAATGATTTTAGTGGAAACCCAGTTGCCGCTGGTGCCGCAGCAGATCAAGTAACATTAAGTAATGTAAGCTCAAGTGGATTTACTGCTGTAATTGGAGCCGGAGCTGGAACTAAACAAGTTAACTTTCCGTTAACAAGTTCTCTTTCTTCTGGGACTGATTTTTTTGTTTCCTTTGATTACACAACAACAAATAGTGGAATTACTGTAGGAGTTAAGCCAAGAAAATCCGATGGTGGCAGTGCAAGCGGTGATGTTATTTCAGCTACTGTAGATGGATTTTATGGAACAACTGGTGATACTACTCACGGTGGATATGATGTAAGTGCGACAGCTACAGTATTAACTTTCCAAACTACATCCTCTAATTTTACATTTACTGTATCTAATTTAAAAGCATCTACTACATCTCGCAATGGTTTTGTAAGAACTTGGTATGATCAAAGTGGTAATGGTAATGATGCTAATCAATCTAGTGCTACAATACAGCCAGTTGTAGTCTCTAATGGAGGATTAGCTAAATTAAATAACGGAACACCTTCCGTTGGATTTGAGAGAAGGGGATCAAATGATAGGCGTATAGAATTATCTACTGAACTTACAGCAGAACCATATACGTTTATTACAGTTGGTGTAGCAAGAGGAGCTCAACCAATACATATATTGAGAGAAAATGCAACCTCTACTTCAACCGATCATAGACCTCAAATTAATATAGGTAAGACAAATATGAAATATGATGCTGACCCATCTACAACTTCTGGAAACATAACGGTAGATGGAGATAATGATTTTATTGCATCTTTCTTGAGTTCAACAAATGGTAGCACAGCTGATATGAGATTTAACAAAAGCTCAGTGAATACATTTACTAGAGGTGCAGCTGGTAATGGAATAGGATTTATAGGTAAATTTGATAACACATCAACACCATTTACTATGGTTGAATCTTGGATTGTATATGAATCCGATTTATCAAACGACATAGCAGAAGTAGAAAATGAAATAACTAGACCAATAGGACTTTAATTATGAGCGAAGAAGAAATTATAATTAAATATTTAATATACGAAAACGAATCTGATGCAATCGAAAGAGCAGACACCGAGGGTGCTGTAAAAAATTATATGTATCACAGAGGTGATTTAAATGGAACACGTTACCATACTTATCCGGAAATAACTGCTAATGGTAAATATGCTCTTAATGTAACTGAATACGAACTAACAGAAGATGAAGCATCCTCTGTTGTTACTAATGTGATTTTCCCCTAAATAAATAAACAATAATATGGAAGAAACACTACAAAGATTAGCGGTAGGAATCTACGGATTTATTGCCACAGAAATGCTCACTGATGTTGACTTAATATTCTCAATAATAGCTAGAGTAGTGTTTATTATTCTTACCGTTTTATCAGCAATTAAACTCTGGAGGGAGTTACAAAAATGACAACAGAATTATTAGCAATGCTCGGAGGAGGATTCTCTGGGTTCGTTTTTAAGTTAATAGGTACTATGGTGCAAAATCAAGCAGCTATTACTGAAGGACTTATTAAGAAACAAAAAGCATCAGACGAAAGTGCTGATGCGGCAGCAGCTAGGGTAGATGCCTTTGGTGCTTGGACTAGACGTATTATTGTACTGACTGTACTATTTGGAGTAATCATTGCACCATTCATATTAGCTCATAGTGAAGAAGGCGTAACGGTTGCAAAC